GTACAGTTAACATACTTGATATGTAGTCTTCCTTGCTCTGCCCATTTAATCATGTCAGAGTTTGAAGGCATCTCTGCCCCTACCATTCTAAGGAATGATGATAGTGTTCGGTTTCCATAACGCTCGAACTCTTTCTCGTAAGTATCAGGAAGATACTGATTCAAGAAATTGAAATCGGTTATGTAATTGGTTGAAACTGCAACCCGTTCTGCTGAAGGGATGAGATCAAATCCTGGTGTATTTAAAGCCATTGTTTCTTTTTACCCCCTACTTTGCTCGGAGGATTTTCTTTAATTATTTTTAATACTTCTAATCTTGAGTCCCTTTCCGCTGCTCGTATCTCCTACCGCTCGGATGGTGTTACCACCCTTGCTAGTCACTTGCGGAGTCTGGCGAATATCCATATTGATGTTCTTTGATTTTCTAGTAACATCGTCTACAGCATTTACCCTACCCTGCTCATAAAAATACTTGGCAAATTTCTCTGGCTGCATAGCCAACGCTAAAGCGCGATGGTATCCCGAAGCATCTGACATCATCCCGTCTTTGTCTGTAAATTTCTTAACGAAATTATTGACATCAGACTGAACATTTTTCAGCTCTTCGCTAGTTCCAGGTTTGTAAGTAATATCGCGGTCTCCAACATTGAACTCAAAACCTTTGAACTCGTCAGAAAAAACCTCGTTAGTCTTTTGTAAAAACCAATCATACTTCTTTTGATTTGCCTCTCCTATGGAAGCGGACTCTTTTATATAACCTTTATATGCCTCGAGTGATTCTTGATCTTGCGATGACAACCCACCCCCACTTGACTCAAGGGGAGTTTTATATTGTTCGCGCTGCTCTTCGAAAAACTTCTTAGCTTTTGTAAGTTCACGTTTTTTTGCTATTTTTATTTTCTTTATTTCTTTCTCGTCATCAAAGTCTACGTCAAACGAAAACTTAGACTCTATTATATCGTCTATGTCTGTTGCGTCTAACCCCTCCTCGATAGCAGTGTAGTAGCTTTTAAGCATCTCATCACTATCCATAGTATCAAAGTCTTGCTGAAGCTTCATAAAGTCCTGCATACCCCTGCCCGTGTCCTTCTTGTATTTAAAATACGCGGACACGTCTTCAGGTAGCTCTTCGTTATTTTCTCTTGCAGCTAACACTTCTTCTACAGAAGAAAAGTCTTTGTCATATCTCTCCTTAATATAAGATAGTACCGAAGAGTCATTTACCCCTGAGTCTTCTTTAGAAGCCTCCTCCTGTACATCCGAAGGCGTTTCTTCATCTTGTTTTTCTGCTTGGAGTTTCTCTTCATGTTTTTCTAGGAGCATCTCTTCTACCTGTGCTGTGGACTTCTCTGGTCCATCTTCTAAAGCTTTTACTTTAATTTCCATATTATTTAATTTTATCGTGGATTAAATTCTGAGAAGTCAAACCCGTCTAGGCTGTCTTCATTTGATTCGAAATTTATTGGAGGGAGATCGTTTTTCTTTTGCTGGATCATCTTAGACTGTTGCGTATTCATCTGACTGATGCGCCCTGCCTTAGCGTCTTCTCTTTGAGTCTCTCTACTTTTAAGACCCTCTACCTCTGCGCCCTTAAGCTGCATCTGTAAGTCGAACTCTACCTGCATTAGTTGTTGCTTAAGCATCGCCTCGTTCTTCATTCTCTCTATATCGAAAGAAACCTCTGCCTGCTTTATCTGCATCTTAGACTGAGTCTCTGCCTGGATCTTCTGCTGCGCGGCTTGAGAAGCTGCCTGCTGAGACTGCATATTTACCTGCGCCTGCATCTGCTGCTGTTGAGCTGCGGCCTGCTGCTCCTGAGCCTGCTTCTGCTTCCTCTTTAGTTTTAATAGCTGGTTCGCCATCTTAAGGTTCCTGACCTCTCTTATATCTAAAGCGTCCTCTAGGCTAATATCCTGACGAGACAATGCCATCTGTATATTCTGTTCTAGGACAGCCTTATCCTCCTCATCTGGAGATATCTCTATAAATATTCCAAAGTCATATATATACAGGTTCTTTATCTCTTCTAAAATATTTACGCTGTACTTACCTATCTGCATAGCGAACTCATCCTTAAAGTTAGAGTACTCTAATATGTCTGCAATACGTAACGATAAGGCCTCAGCTAAGGTTCTCGTAAGGAATAAACTCCCGTCTAATATATGTCGTGTAGCAGTGTTAGAGTTTAGTGCCGCTAACTTCTGGACTCCAACCAAGGAGTTCGCGTCAGGCGTACTACCGTCTCTCGCTTCATTTAAGCCCGTTACAGACCTTATCATGTCTAAGTAATGGTTATATGTGGTAACGAGCATTTGAAGCTTACTAGCTCCCGAGCTAGACGTCAACTGCTGGATAGGAACCCGAGCGTTATTGTACTCACCCTCCTGAGTAAAGCTTCGCCCAACCACACTACCCGTCTGGAAGTATAAACGCAAGGCGTCTGCAGGATCATAAGAGTTCCCTGTGCCGAGGTCTACCTCGTTAAGTCCATCCGCGTCAATAAAGACTCCGTCTGGTACTACTCGAGAAATAACTTGTTGCATTTTTAAATGCGTAATCTGAATTAAATCAGCAAGAGGTATCATACGTCTAACTAAAGACTCTATAGTACCCTTATACATACGAGGAGCTACAGCAACATAGTTAGCCATAGCAAACTGATTAGCAGAGTTCGGTCGGACCATATTCTCCATCATCTCCCACTTAAGCAAGAAGTTGGTCCCCATAACCATAACCCCCTCATACCACACATCGATACGCTTCTCCACCCTCTCGAAGTCGTTTTCATCCATCATATCCTGAGGAGGATTAAACTGATCATCCTTCTCTACAACCTTATAAGACCCATCGTCCACCTTCTTTTTCTTGTACACAAAACTATTGGTAGTCTTGTAATTAAAATATAAAAGAGTACAAGTGTCTCGAGAGAACATACTGTTCTCATAGAACACCGCGCCATTATAATAGTTGTACCACGCCTGACTATACTTAGCAATCTCGGATAGATCGTCCTGAGTAAGGTTAGGGTTTATTTTCAACACCTCTGTTATACCTACGTTCTTTATCTCTCCCCAATAAAAACAGTCTTTAAAGTGAGGGTCTTCCGTATAACTATGTATTACATTTGCAGGGTCTACGTAGTCTATCTTAACTCCGTCTCCAGCCTGAAAAGTATGCTTACAGATACCAATACCTAAAGTAGCAATATCTAAATCACATCTCCTACGAGTGTCATCATAATGATTCTCCGCGAACATAGTATTGATTGCTGTCTCCTCCGCTATCTCTATAGACGGCTTATAGTTCATTTGCATATACAACTCTAGCTCCTGGTCATTTGCAGGAATACTTTCCTCCGCTATCTGGAACGTCTCTATATTAAAATCTTTTTGTATTTGCTTTAATAAATCTTTTGAGACCATAGTCTTCTCGACCATGTTCTGAAATTCATTTCTTTTTTCCGCTGACATACCATCTTCAGCATATGCTTTAACAGTAAACAATCTATCTGACATACCGTTCACTACAATGTCCACAAACTTTGGGATTATAGGGACAGGAGTCCAGTCTAGGTTTAAGTAAGAAAGGTCTCCGTCAATAGCGAGTTCATTCTTATACTTAGCTACAGACTGCTCTCCACGAGCATATAAGCGCAGCCTATTATAGTCGTTTCCTTGATCAAAAAACCTACCGTTACCATTGCCTGAAGTCTTCCTAAACCACTCATACTGAATAGCTTGACCTACTTGAAGTCCAAACTCGTCAGTCTTTTTTTGAGCGTCAGGAGCGAACTAATCAGGGAACGCAGCAGACTTTAGGTTTACCTTAACTTCTTTCATTTAGTAATCAATTCGCTATAACTAGACTTGTTATTATACCTTGCAAAGTTAACACTTATTTTTGTTTGCGTTTGAACGGGTAAATATACGTGCTTTTGGTTTGCCATTATAGCTAATCCCGAACTTATTGAAGCATCATATTTAGTCCTATTGTTTATCTCAAACTTTGCCCAGTCCTCTAACGTCCTTATAAATGGCATAGTCCCCATATCATCCTTATCTCTATAGTCTCCCATAAGGTCTAGGCCAATATTCTTTTCTATATAAGATTCTATCGCTGAGGCATGAGCCTGCTTAATATCTTCCGAGCTATTAGGTATCCCCCCTAACTCTTTCTCTGTCTTAGATAACTTATTAAATCGCTTATCAGGCCTGTTCATACAGAACCCTCGGTACCCCCTATTCTTAAAGTGATACAATAAACGTGGCTTATTATTCTCACATAAGATAGGCATGCCATAGAAAACACAAGCCATAAGGACCTCCTCAAAAAATATCTCCGCCGTCTGAGGTCTCGCTATATACTCTAAGAAGAAAGCGTTTGAAGGAGCGTCATCCATACTAAACTTTGTTAACATGTAAAGACCCATTAGACCCCTTACCTACAACCACTCCAGATATATCATACGAGTCACACCCAAAAGATCCTATATGCTCATTGCCAGGATAAAACTTTCCGTTCTTATTTATTTTACAGTTCTGTAATTCTTTCTTAGGAATCCAAGAGACACGGAAGCGCCCTCTCTTATCTGGAGACCAGACTACCTTAGTATCCTTCTGTCCGTTTAACCAATGAAAAGACCCTTGAGTAACATGATGAGCCTCTATTAAAGAGTCGTTGTAATCTATCTGCTGATATATTTTAGTAAGATTAAACAAGGCCTGCTTACTCTCGTCCCTAAAGGCGTGTGACTCAGTACGCGGAAACTGACGATAAAACTCATTAAGAGCGTCAGGGTCAGAGGACAAAGACTCTACCTCATTCTTCCAGTAGTCTATAGCCCCCGTATATATCTTCTCCCCATCAATGCCCTCTACTGGGAAGGCCTGGGTATGAAAGACGGGCATACCGTGCCTATCTATATAACCCTCAAAGTTCCACTCCATCGGAACGAATAAGCTATACAGACCACTCTTAGTCTGGCCGTTTGCATTTCTCTTCCCTGGACTAGAGTCCTCAAAGAGAGACTTAAAGTTCCTTCCGCCTTTATCTAAAGCATTTGAGGTAGACCCCATCATACACTTCCCAATAATTTTACTTCCTAAACGTAGACACGTCTTTGTAACGCGCCAGTTGTTTAATATATTCTCAGGCTTCTCCCACTTACCGCTCTCATCATGGAGGAGCAGCTTTAACTTCTCTCCGTCATAGCTATTATCAGAAGTATTCTTCCAGTCTATAGTTGTGTCCAGCCCCTCTAGACCAGAGTCCTCAAGAGTATACATATTCTTTTTTGTTATCTTAGAGGCGGGAACTCTGTAAGCTAACTCTGTCTTTGGCTTATCCATACCATCCTGTATAGGCTTAAAGAAGAAGGGATAGTTATTAGAGATAGGCACAACCTTATCCGTAAACATCTTCTTTGCATCACTACCTGTCTTAGAGAGTATGCCTACCCTTGCGTCACGACTAATAGTAGCCTGGTTAACACCCTCGCAAGAACTCATAAAAGAGAACCCTGAACGACGGATCTTAAGATAGCACATACCAAAACTTCTTTTATCAACCTTACAGGCTTCCCAAAATATATAGAAGATTCGGTTAGCCTCCCTAAAGTCAGGTCGCCCAACATCAATCTTTGTCCACTGAAGATACATATAGTGTGTGCCAGTTAAGTACACGGGAGACCCGTTATTCATAAACCAATCCCCATGCTCCCTCTTGTCAAACTCTTCTTCTATGTAATCTACCCACTCAGCCTTGAAAGCAGCAGGGGCATCATGCCATTGAAATATAGAAGACAAGCGAGACAAAGCCTTAGGTAAGTCTGTTGCCTCCCAGTACTGATTCTCTCTTTTTTTATCACGAGTCTTTATTTTACTAGGCGCCTTAGGCAGCCCTACAAAAAGACCGTTGATGTTATACACCTCCCCTAAGGTGCCATCGCGTGAAATAATAACCAAGTCATACTTCTCGTTATACCCATACGCCCAAGTGTGCGCCCTGTTTTTATTGGACACTATATTCTTAGGGACGTAGTCTTCAACTACAGTATATAAGCTATTTAGATCTTGACTCTGCAAATCCCTTGGGGGTGTTTGTTTTCTTTTCTAGTACGTTCCCTTCTAACAACTCCTTCTCCTCCTCTATTCTTTTAAATATTTCGAAAGCATCAAAGATAGCTAGCTTCTTAGTTGCCGCAGCGTTCTTTAACTTATCCGCAGCCAGAGGGTCTTCTGCCTCTAGCTTTATAATTTCTTCTTTAGCAACCTTTACCAATTGCTTGACCGCCTTCTCTCCAGCCTCTATAATACTTAACTTAAGCTCTTTAACGTTCATCTTTTTCTTTAGATCTTTCTTCTAGCTTTTCTATTGCCTCGCTATATCCTGGCATAAGTTTTAAAACCTCTAAGCTACCAACGGCAAGATCTCTTGTCTTTTGCTCCTCTAGTATCAGCTTCTTTAAGTTATCTGTTACCGCCTCGTTTTTAACTTTAAGCAGTGCAATGTTTTTCTGTACTCCCATAATTTAATTTTAAAGTTTATATATCATAAGATAAGGGTTATGTTCTTAGTAAACATTCGATATAACTTCTCCCCCTCCACCTCAAAAGGATATTCGCTTTCAGGCTGAAAAGAAACTCTATCACCCTCCTTTACCCCTAAGTCTAGTAGCTCCTGATTTATATATCTTACTACGCCCACCAGTGGCTCCTCCTCTAGAGGCTTTAAAATCACTGACTCTTCTGGGGGGACTGGTTTAATAAAACAGTACTTCCCATGCGAGCGCCACTTGTCTCCTCTTTTATATAAGAAGAACTGATCGTCATCTATAAAAAATAAATCATCCTTAAAGAAGCTTTGACCACTCTTCTCTCTTCCCCTCATATCATAATAGAACTTAAAAACATTATGGTGTACCAACAAAGTGTCACCCACCTTAACCGTTCCCGCATACGCAAGAGGCAGAGCCGCGACTATGCCAAACCTATTAGACACGGTATGGTCCTCCGTAGAGGAGCTTGTTATAAAGACAACGTCCCCTATAGCTTTTACGTTGTCGTATCGCCTAGAGTTCTTGGGTCTAACTAAAAAGAAATATGGTGATCTCATTAGAAGTTTATATTATACTCTAAAGATATAGGCATAGAGGTCCTAAATTCTTTCCACAAAAGAATCTCGTTTTCCCTTTCTACCCAAACCTTAAAAGATTCTGACTCTAAATCCTGCTGGATAAGATGGATATTATAAGAACCCCCCAATACCTCTTGCCCTACTAAGTAGTGCATAGCATTAGACTTATAGTCGCCCCCGATAGAGATCTTACGGATAAGCATTACTTCTCCTTTACTTCTCCCGTCTGTATATCTATTACAGAATCTTCACCATACTTTTTTATAAAGCCACCTTCTAATCCAGTAAAGGCGTCTTTTATAGCATCCACCTTTAGACACATAGCATGCTTATGTATCTCCAGTTCTCCGATCTTACCTTTTAGTTCGTGAAACTCTGCGTTAAGTTTCTGAAGAGTCTCTAACTCTTCTTTATTTAATTGCTTAGACATAGTAGATAAATTTAATTTCTACAAATATAAACTATTTACTTTATCTCACGTACCTCAAACATAGATAAGCACAATGGCAATATACCTAAGGCACATAAAACGACGCCCTCCCATGTGATGTCCCCATCCATTGCCGTTAATGCATACGTGACAATGACACCGCCTACCGTCCTCTTTACTGACCAACGCCTCCCGTCACCAAATTTTTTATCTTTGAACATAGCGGTAAAGTCCAAACTCTGAAGAAGAGACATAACCTTATTCACAGTACTGGGTTAGAGGCTACGTAAGTATAGGCTGTATCCCCCTCCGAGTCCTTATACGCCTCTAGAACATTTTTTCTATTACCTTCTTCTTTTAAGGAGATATGTATCCAGGAGAAATCAAACTCATTTATCATCTGATCAAACTCAACTCCCTCCGCCAGCACATAGTCGTACATGCGGCTGTTGTTCATTACCCCTCCTTTATATATTTGTATATCCGCCGCCTGCCCTTTGCAGTGCTGAGACTTAGTGCTCCCCCCTATCGCTCTATTTAACGCAGGAGATCGATACCCAGAGGTAATACGGATTGGACCTAAAGCGTTACGCATAGGCTGTAAAATTTTAGAGACTAAGTGCTGTAAGTTAACTATATCCTTAGCAGAAGGAGTATTATCTATCCCCTTGCGAGATGCGGTGGCACTCCTCGTAAACTCACTTAGGGTAAAGTTTTTGCTTAGACGCATTAATCTTTTATTTTATTAGCTGCTAAAAGAATTTCTATATAATGCAATCGAGTCGAGATATCGGCTAATATAACTTTAAGCTCCGCATCCGAGTCCTCAAGATGATACATCCGAGCCTTTATTTTTGTCACCTCATTATTAAGGTTGACCCAAAAACCAAAGATTGTAGCTAACAAAACCGCCACCGTTAAAATCAACTCCACTATTCCGATATTCATCTTACATATATATATTCAAAATATAACTTTGGGTCTGAACAATTACAATTCCACATAGTACAAAGATAAGGAAAGGTTATGTAAAAAAAAGCTTAGGTAAATTCTAAGAGAACTATCTGACTACCAGAGAGCTATAATGTCTAAGTAGGTAGGACCCGCCCGTAATCGCGTCACCTGAATAGGAAGAAAAGCTCCTGCGGGGACTAACTTAAATACGCTCACACTCCCCCCTGCCATCGTTACCGCGATATTAGCTGCCGCAGAATGACCTGCATACAGTACCGCACCCTTCGTTGCTTCGTTATATATAGTATAAGCTTCAGTTGACCCCATTATATCCTTGCTTAACACGAGTGTGTCGTTAGGTTCTGTAGTGGTCTCAAACGCTGTGACATACGCAGCGTCCTCACTGCTCGCCGCTGTATTATATACAATAGCTCCAGACGAAACCCCCAAAGCCACAAAGTCTTTACCTGTATCTACTAACTTATTTGTAACAGCAGAAGTGGTCGTTCCGCTAGTAACTAACGTAGTAGGGTTAGGAATGTCTACCGTATCCGAGGGGATAGGGGCAAAAGAGGAGCTTGCTTGTAATTTTTGATATGCCATGTTATTTATTTTTTTGCTACCAGAGAGCTATTATATCTGTTGGAGCAGCGCTCGTCCCCCAAACCCGCTTAACCTGAAGAGGAAGATA